TTCCGATCTCTTAAAAAAATCTCCGGAGGGATATTTTGGGAATGGGGTTTACCCCACGGGTGCAGTATTTGAACGAGCTTACGGGGTTGAGACATTTTCCATAAAGTGTGAACATCTCCTTTCATGTTTCTTTTCTCCTTTCGGTGATTGGTGGAAATTCAGCTCTGTAAGTTCTTTCAAATACTGCACCTATTCTCACCTAAAAGAGCATCGGTTCAGATAAAAAGTGCAGTACAAGTATGCGGATATGGCGGAACTGGCAGACGCAATAGACTCAGAATTTATTGGAGGTTATCTCCGTGCAGGTTCAACTCCTGTTATCCGCACCAAATTTTTTAAGAGAGGAGGCAGTGCCAATGCCAAAAGGTAAAGCTGCAAGCTCTTCCGACTCAAACAGCCCATTGAGACCACCGACATCTCTCGAAGCGCAAGAGAACTTAATGATTTCTTTGGCGGTTCAATGTGCTGAAAAGCAGCTCAGAGACGGAACTGCTTCTTCTCAGGTCATAACACATTATTTGAAGCTCGGTTCCAGTAAGGAACGAATTGAAAAGGAGATTCTGGAGAAGCAGAAAGAGCTTATCGAAGCTAAGACCAAGAATCTAAATTCCAACAGTGAAGCCAAGGAGTTGTACAACAAGGCTCTCGAAGCGTTTAGGAGATATTCCGGTGCAGGCGGTGAAGACGATGAGTATTAAAACCTATTCGGAGTTAATTACATTGCCGACATTTGAAGAACGATTTCTCTACTTAAAGCTTGATGGTTCCGTTGGAAAAGAAACTTTCGGTTTTAAGCGATGGTTGAACCAAGAGTTTTATCATTCGGATCAATGGCTGCAATTCCGAGATGAAATTATCATTCGGGATGAAGGTTGTGATCTTGGTATGCCGGGTTATGAAATCTTTGGTTCCGTATTGATCCATCATCTGAATCCGATTACTTATGAAGATATCTTAAATCAGAGCCCCTGCGTTTTCGATCCGGAGAATGCAGTTTGCACCAAGTTGAATACACACAATGCGATTCACTATGGTGATGAAAGCTTACTGGTTCTTCCACCTGTTCAACGCACACAAAATGATACCTGTCCCTGGCGAAAATAATGAAAGGAGAAAATTTCAATGACTAAGGAAATCTATGAAAACTCTGTTCTTGATGAATCGACCGATAACATCGAGGAGCAGGAAGCAGGGTTTTGCGAAGATGCAGCTCGGAATGTGATCGGTGTCGTCACTGATTGCCTGAAGCTGAACATTCGTGAAAAGCCATCTAAGGATTCCAGAGTAGTAACCGTTGTGACCTGTCTTGACGAATTGGAAATTGACATGGGCAATTCCAATGATGACTGGTACGCTGTCTGCACTGCTGCCGGAATCGAGGGATTCTGTATGAAGAAATTTGTAGCCGTCAGGCAGTAAGGAGAACGCGATATGGATAGTATACTGACATCGATTAAAAAGCTGCTCGGAATTGCTGAAGAGTATGAGCACTTTGACCCGGACATCGTAATGTACATCAATTCGGCATTCTCGGTCTTGACGCAGCTCGGTGTCGGTCCTGAAGAAGGATTCCGTATCGAAGATGCAAGTAAGACCTGGTCTGAATTCTTGTATGATGATCCTCGTCTTGAATTTGCAAAAACTTTTATCTACCTGAAGGTAAAACTGACATTTGATCCGCCTTTAAGCTCAGCCGTCATGGAAGCAATCAACCGACAGATCAGCGAGCTCGAATGGCGAATCAATGTAACAGTTGATCCGGATTAAATGTGAGAGGAGGATTTCAAAATGGACAATACAGCACTTACCCATCACGGCATTCTCGGTCAGAAATGGGGCGTTCGCCGTTTCCAGAACAAAGACGGTACTCGCACCACGGCTGGAAAGAAAAGAGAAAGCTCTTCTAAATCTGATGCTCCTGCTCATGAGGATTATACTAAAGCCCATAACAGTAAGAGCGTTAAATCTATGAGTGATGCAGAGCTTCGCAATCGGCTGAACCGACTTCAGATGGAGAAACAGTACAGTCAGCTGTCTTCGACTGATGTAAATCGTGGAAAGGAATATGTATCGAAAACACTGAAAGTTGCCGGTACAATTGCAACTGCTACTTCGACTGCTCTGACCATTTACAATAACTATGGCAAGATCAAAGAAATTGTAAACGGTATGGCTAAGAAGGCCGGATAAGGAGGTACTCATGGCATTATCAAACACTGCCGTTCCCAAGTATTATGGTATGTTTCGTGATGCCGTGATTCGAGGGGAAATTCCGGTTTGCAAAGAGATCTCTATGGAGATGAATCGCATTGACGATCTTATTGCTAATCCGGGTGTGTACTATGACGACCAAGCTGTTGAGGGATGGATCGCTTATTGCGAGTCCGAACTCACTCTAACAGATGGGTCAGATCTTAGCCTTTTGGACAGTTTCAAACTATGGGGTGAACAGATCTTTGGTTGGTACTACTTCGTCGAACGAAGTGTTTATCAGCCGAATCCCGATGGTCATGGCGGGCATTATGTTCGTAAGAATGTAAAAAAGCGGTTAATCAACAAGCAGTATTTGATCGTTGCGCGAGGTGCCGCAAAATCAATGTATGGCTCGACTCTGCAAGGTTACTTCCTGAATGTTGATACATCTACCACTCATCAGATCACGACAGCACCTACAATGAAGCAAGCTGAGGAAGTCATGTCCCCTCTTCGTACCGCTATCACCCGTTCGAGAGGACCGCTGTTTCAGTTCCTGACAGAAGGCTCTTTACAAAACACAACTGGTTCCAAAGCGAATCGCACAAAGTTAGCTTCTACAAAAAAGGGCGTTGAAAACTTCCTGACTGGTTCGCTTCTTGAGGTCAGACCTATGAGCATCAATAAGCTTCAGGGTCTACAGATTAAGGTCGCGACTGTTGATGAGTGGCTTTCCGGTGACATTCGAGAGGATGTTATCGGTGCCATTGAGCAGGGTGCATCCAAGGTGAATGACTACATCATCGTTGCAATCAGCTCGGAAGGTACAGTTCGTAATGGAAGTGGCGACACCATCAAAATGGAGTTGATGGACATCCTTAAGGGCGACTACATCAATCCCCATGTTTCGATATGGTGGTACAAACTTGATTCCATTGACGAAGTCGGAGATCCGGAAATGTGGCTCAAGGCTAATCCGAATCTCGGAAAAACCGTAAGCTATGAAACTTATCAACTTGATGTTGAAAGAGCTGAAAAAGCTCCAGCTGCCCGAAACGATATTCTTGCAAAGAGATTTGGGCTGCCTATGGAGGGCTACACCTATTACTTCACTTATGAAGAAACCCTTCCGCATCGAAAGAGGGATTTCTGGCAGATGCCTTGCTCCCTCGGTGCAGACTTGTCGCAGGGCGATGACTTCTGTGCCTTTACATTTCTATTTCCATTGCCAAACGGTTCCTTTGGCGTTAAGACGAGAAACTACATCACCTCTACAACTTTAATGAAGCTGCCAGCTGCTATGAGGATCAAGTACGATCAATTTATGGCTGAGGGCAGTTTAATTGTTTTAGAGGGCGCCGTACTTAACATGATGGATGTGTATGAAGATTTAGACAATCACATTCAGGAGTGCGGATACGATGTTCGTTGTCTTGGATTTGACCCTTATAATGCGAAAGAATTCGTAGCGAGATGGGAATCAGAAAACGGTCCGTTTGGAATTGAGAAAGTCATCCAGGGCGCTAAAACTGAGTCGGTTCCACTCGGAGAACTGAAGAAGCTTTCTGAAGAAAGAATGCTTATCTTCGACGAGGACCTTATGACCTTTGCTATGGGTAACTGTATTACACTTGAAGATACAAACGGAAACCGGAAACTTTTGAAAAAGCGGTATGAGCAGAAAATAGATGCTGTTGCAGCAATGATGGATGCCTATATTGCTTATAAACTCAATCGAGATGCATTTGAATAAGGAGGTGGTCAAGTTGGATGAGATGTATCATCATGGTATTCTCGGTCAGAAATGGGGCGTTCGTCGTTTCCAGAACAAAGACGGAACTTTGACCGCCGCAGGTCAAAAGCGTTTGGAAAAGAAAGACGCAAATTGGGCTCATAAAAACCACGACAAAATTGTATCTAAAGCCCGCAAAGATGTTTCCAAAGAACTCGATCAGTATGCCAATCAACTATTGAAAAATCCTTCTTCTGTGACATCGAAAGGTAAAATCAGTTCTTCGGCTATCAATTCCTATAATCGGAAGATGGCTGAACTGATGAATGAGTCCGTCAAGAATGTTACCGCACCTTCAGGGCGTGTCGTTCAATTCGTTGCAAAACGAGGTGAAGTCGGCGTGCATATGGCTCTGGCTGACAGAGGCTATGATATGCAGCAGCTGAAGAATGGTATCTGGGCTTCCGGTCGAGTTGCCTATAAGAAGAAAAATGTTGATATGGTTTAAGGAGGTGATGATTCAAAATGGAGATGTCTTTTGGTTCCAGACTGAAACATGCTTGGAATGCGTTTACTGGTAATGTTCAAACGAATTACCGGGATTTCGGTATGAGCTACTCATATCGAGCTGACAGACCAAGAATGTCCAGAGGCAATGAAAGATCAATCGTCACATCGGTTTATAACCGAATTGCGCTTGATGTTGCGGCCCTGAATGTTCAGCATGTTCGGTTGGATGAAAATGGGCGTTTTCTTTCGGTCATCGATGACGGATTGAATAATTGCCTCACTTTGGAAGCGAATGTCGATCAGACGGCACGGTCGTTCGTTCAGGATGTAGTTATCTCTATGTTTGATGAAGGAAGCGTAGCTATCGTTCCGGTCGACACCACGACTGACCCTAATGTGTCCGGTTCGTATGACATTCAGTCTCTTCGTGTCGGACAAATTTTAGACTGGTATCCGCAGCATATTCGCGCTCGTGTGTACAACGAACAAACGGGCAGAAAAGAAGATATTGTGGTGCCGAAAAGTGCAGTGGCTATCATTGAGAATCCACTGTACGCAGTTATCAATGAGCCAAATTCTACTATGCAGCGGCTCATTCGTAAACTTAACCTACTTGATGTCATTGATGAGCAAAGCGGATCTGGAAAACTCGATTTGATTATTCAGCTTCCTTATGTAATCAAGACAGAAGCAAGGCGTCAACAGGCCGAAAATCGGCGTAAAGATATAGAAAACCAGTTGTCAGGTTCAAAGTATGGTATTGCTTATACTGATGGTACCGAGCATATCACACAGTTGAATCGTTCCGTGAACAACAACCTGATGTCCCAGATTGAATACTTGACGAGCATGCTATACAGCCAGTTGGGGATCACTCAGAGCATTTTGGATGGAACAGCGGACGAGAAGACAATGCTGAACTACAACAACCGGACAATCGAGCCGATCATTTCCGCTATTGTTGATGAGATGAAACGAAAGTTTCTGACCAAAACTGCCCGATCACAACGACAGTCGATTTCGTTCTTCAGAGATCCGTTTAAGTTGGTTCCTGTTAATGAAATCGCTGAAATTGCTGACAAATTCACGAGAAATGAAATCATGACTTCGAATGAAATTCGTCAGGTCGTTGGTATGAAACCTTCTGATGACCCAAGAGCAGACGAACTCAGGAATAAGAATCTGAGTGAACCGTCCGGCTCCGATCAGCAGTCGGAAGAAGCACCAATCACCACAGACAATTCAGTTGAAGAGTCAGCAAGTGATTTGGACGACAAAATCTCTAAGCAAAAATCGAAAAAGTAAGGAGGAAATTCAAAATGAGTAGACCTTTTTCGGTTGAGGCTTGTGATTTCAGCGGCTGGGCAACCCGAAATGACCTTAAGTGTTCCGATGGGCGAGTAATTCGTCGGGACGCCTTTAAGAATAACGACGGTATTAAAGTCCCGCTGGTCTGGAATCATCAGCACAACAGTCCTCGTGATGTTCTCGGTCATGCATGGCTTGAGAACCGTGAGGAAGGTGTTTACACCTATGGCTTCCTCAATGACACCGCTGACGGTGAAATTGCGAAAGTCCTTATCAAGCATGGTGACATTTGCGCTCTGTCCATTTACGCCAATCAACTTCAGCAGGCTGGTCCTGATGTACTGCATGGTTGTATTTGTGAGGTGAGTCTTGTGCATAAGGGTGCTAATCCTGGTGCATTTATTGACTCTATGCTGAAGCATGGTGAAATGTCCGATGATGAAGCTATCATCTATACCGGAATGCCTCTTTGCCTTTCCCATTCTGCCGAGTCTAAGGATGAGCAGAAAGAGGAGGAAAAGAAGGAGAATACCAAAGAGGACAAGCCTGCCGAAAGCAAGGAAGAGAAGAAGGACGATGAAGAGACGGTTGCTGATGTAATCGATTCCATGTCCGAGAAGCAGCAGAATGTCATGTATGCGCTTATCGCACAGGCTCTCGAAGGCGAACCCGAAAAGGAATCCAAGGACGATTCCGACAACAAATCTGAATCCAATAAGGAGGATAACACAATGAAACATAATGTCTTTGATAACGATCAGCAGAAGAAGACCGAGGTTCTGTCTCATGCTGACCAGGCAAGCATCATTTCTATGGCTAAGTCCAACAGCGTCGGCAGTCTTCGTACTGCTATGGACATCTACGCAGAGCAGAATCCTGACAGTGTTCTGGCTCATGGCATCGATGGTATTGAAACCCTGTTCCCCGAGTACAAGGATGTTCGTCCCGGTGCTCCCGAACTGCTTACCACTGACCAGGGGTGGGTAAACGAGGTTCTGAAGAAGGTTCATAAGAGCCCTATCTCCCGTATCCGTACCCGCCAGGCTGATCTGCGTAACATCGAGGCTCTCCGTGCCAAGGGTTATAAGAAGGGTGCCCAGAAGGGTTATGTTGGCAATATTCAGCTGCTCCACAGAACGACTGATCCTCAGACCGTGTATGTGAAGAGTAAGCTTGATCGTGACGACATCATCGATATTCAGGACTTCGATGTGGTGCAGTACCTGTATGGTATTGACCGTATGAATCTGAACGAGGAACTGGCTACGGCTATCATGATCGGTGACGGTCGTGAGGTCGGTGCCGACGGCAAGATTGCTGAGGATAAGATCCGCCCGATCTGGCTGGATGACGAGCTGTATACCATCCATGCTGACGTTGACATTACCGGCATGAAGGCTACGCTCCAGGGCACCAATACTTCCGCCAATTTCGGCGAGAATTACATTTATGCGGAAGCTGTGATTCAGTCTCTGCTGTATGCTCGTGAGAAATATAAGGGCTCCGGCACTCCCGATTTCTATTGCACGCCCCATCTGGTCAATGTCATGCTGCTTGCCCGTGACCTGAATGGTCGTCGCATCTATGACAAGGTCAGCGATCTGGCGGCGGCTCTGAATGTTGGCCAGATTATCACTGCTGAGCAGTTCGAGGGTAAGACTCGTACTACCACGGACAGCAAGACCAAGAAGCTTCTGGGTCTGATGGTCAACTTGGCTGATTATTCTCTGGGCGCTACCAAGGGCGGCGAAATCACTCACTTCACCGATTTCGATATCGACTTCAACCAGGAGAAGAGCCTGTTGGAGACTCGTTGCTCCGGCGCCAACACTCGTGTCATGTCTGCTATCGCTCTGGAAGAGGATGTCACTGCCAATATTGGCGGCTAAATTCAGCGAGGAGTGAAAATTCAAAATGGCTAAATTTTATGGAGTAATCGGCTATGCTGTAACGGAAGAGACTAAGCCGGGTGTTTGGACGGAGAAGATCATCGAGCGTATGTACTATGGTGATTTAACCCGTAACACCCGTAGGCTTCAGTCTGCGGAACAACTCAACGACAACATCAATGTTGCGAATGAGATCAGTATCGTAGCCGATCCATTTGCCAATGAGAATTTTCATTCGATGAGGTATGTTGAGTTTATGGGTGCTAAATGGAAAGTCACAAGTGTCGAAGTTCAGTACCCAAGACTTATACTGACTATGGGAGGTGTATACAATGGCGAGCAGGCTTAATCTGCAAACTTTCCTGGAAAAAATCCTTGAAAGCAGAAATGTGTATTTTCAACCTCCTGAGTCGGTAAAAATGAAATACCCCGCTATCGTTTATGCACTTGATGATATCGAAAATGTGCACGCCGATAACGGGGTTTATTCATCTCACAGGCACTATTCAGTCACTATTATTGACTCTGACCCGGATAGTGAGCTTGTCGGTAAGGTGGTTTCTATATCTACCTGCCGATTTGAACGATATTATGCAAGCGAGAATCTGAATCACTGGAATTTCTCGCTCTATTTCTGATAAGGAGGAATATCTTTATGTCCAAAATCATTTGGGATAAAACTGGCGAGCGCCTGTACGAAACCGGCTGTGACCATGGCGTTCTCTATCCGATGCAGACCGGCGGCGTTTATAACAAGGGCGTCGCATGGAATGGTCTGACTGCCGTTACCGAGAGTCCTTCCGGGGCCGAGGCTTCCCCGATTTATGCTGACAACATCAAGTATGTCAACCTGGTTTCTAACGAGGAGTTCGGCGCTACTGTCGAGGCATATATGTACCCCGATGAGTTTGCCGAGTGTGATGGTTCCGTTGAGATCATGCCCGGTATGTACGCCGGTCAGCAGTCCCGTAAGACTTTCGGCTTGGCATATCGTACCATTCTGGGTAACGATACCGATCTGAACGATTACGGTTATAAGCTGCATCTGGTTTATGGTTGTTTGGCAGCGCCTTCTGAAAAGGGTTACAGCACTGTCAACGACAGTCCTGAGGCGGCTACTCTGTCCTGGGAAATCAGCACCACGCCTGTCTCTATCAACAAGCTGGTCAACGGTAAGAAGCTGAAGCCGACCGCCACGCTGACCTTTGACTCCACTAAGTTTAGTGCCGAGTTCATGACTCAGCTGGAAGAGATCCTGTACGGTAAGGACCCGACCACCGATGGCGGCAACGATGGTGTCGAGCCTCGTCTGCCTCTGCCCGATGAGATTATTGAACTGTTCGATAAGACTCAGAATCCGGAGGGCTAATCTCTAAAATCATGGAGCCGTATTCAGGTAAGCTGGCGGCTCCAACTTTTTTAATTTGAAAGGAGAAAATTTCAATGACTAAGGAAACTATCACTTATACCGATCTGAACGGTGTTCAGAGAACCGAAGATTTTTACTTCGACCTGTCTAAGCCTGAAATCGTAAAGATGCAGGCGAGCGCTAAAGGTGGCTACGATGTTCAGCTTAAGAGTATCGCTGCCAGTCCGAATGGTGCGCTTATTATGGAGTTCTTCGAGAACTTTATTAAGACCGCTTATGGTGAGAAGAGCGATGATGGCAGACGCTTCATGAAGTCCGAGGAGATTTCCAGAAGCTTTATGGAAACTCCCGCTTACGAGGTACTGTTCGAAAAGCTCGTCACCGATGCCGGTGCTGCATCCGAATTTGTAAATCGTGTGATGCGTGCTAACGGCAATAAGCAGGCTGCACCCATCGCATCTAATTAAAGAAAGCTCGGAGGACTAAGGAATGCTGAAAATTACTGTGCCGGCTGCCGAGTTTTGGGATGAAATTCACGAGGAATTTATCTACAAGAAAGAGCAGACTTTGCAGTTGGAGCATTCCTTAGTCTCTCTTTCAAAATGGGAAAGTAAATGGAACAAGGCATTTCTCGGTAAGCAAGAAAAAACTGATGAGGAGATTCTTGATTATGTACGATGCATGACTTTGACCCAGAATATCGATCCCGAAGTATATACTCGGCTGTCTGCTGAAAACTATGCCGCCATCAATGCGTATATCGAGGCACCAATGACTGCAACTTGTCTCATTGAAGATAAGCAAGCCAGAGGTCACAAGGAAACGGTTACATCTGAGCTTATTTATTACTGGATGATTTCTTATAACATTCCTGTAGAGTTTCAAAAATGGCATTTGAATAGGCTGTTGACTCTCATACGGGTGTGCAATGTCAAGAATTCTCCACCTAAGCGAAGAAGCAAGCGTGAAATGTGGAATCGGAATGCAGCCATCAATGCCGCCAATCGAAAACGCTTTGGTTCTAAGGGGTGATTGAATGAACAGACGATGCCGAAAATGCTTTTTTAAGAAGGTTTGCCATAAAAAGCCATCTTATAAAGCATGGCTGAAAACTTATACCAAAAAAGCAGTTACAGCGATTCTTGTTATTGCATTGATCGATCTGCAACTGTCTTATGTACTTGCATTTATTGGGCAGGTACAAATTGCAGAGTCTCTTTCCAGCACTATCGCCACCACAATTGTGGGTGTTATGGTTGGCTATTTTCTGAAGGCCTTGTTTGAAACTTTCTTTGAAAAAAGAGAAGAGAGATTGAACAAAGAAAGCGAGTCTGCTGAAAATACGAATTATGAGGAGGTTTAGTTATGCCTATCAGTTTTTTGACTACAGCACTGTTGATCGTATCTGTTATCACAAATCTGACAGTGGAGGGCATTAAGAAGTTGCTTGATGGAACGAAGGTCAAGTATTCTTCCAATGTTCTTGCGGCTATTTTATCCGTCCTGATCGCCTGTGCTGTCAGTGTAATTTACCTTATCATGACTGACACCGTCTTCACCATGAAGATCGGAGTTGAGATCGTTGTTCTGATGTATCTGGGCTTCTTGATCTCTACGGTTGGCTATGACAAGGTGATTCAGATGTTGAAGCAGATTCAAAGCGTGAAGGAGGAAACAAAAAATGAGTAACAGTCCTCTGGTATCCTATACCAAGTTGAGCCCGAATCATTCCGGGCAGAGAACTCATGCCGTTGACCGTATTACACCTCATTGCGTAGTCGGTCAGTGCTCGGTAGAAACCCTGGGCAATATTTTTGCTCCGACTTCCCGGCAGGCTTCTTGTCAGTACGGTATCGGTGTAGACGGTCGAGTAGGTATGTATGTGGAGGAGAAGAATCGTTCCTGGTGTTCTTCTTCCAATGCTAACGACCAGCGTGCGATTACAATCGAGTGCGCCAGTGATGCTACACACCCCTATGCATTCAATGATGTTGTGTATGCCAAGCTGATCGAGCTTTGTGCGGACATTTGCAAGCGTTATGGAAAGACCAAGTTGCTGTGGCTCGGTGATAAGACAAAGACTCTGAACTATGAGCCTGCTTCCAATGAAATGGTTCTGACTGTACATCGTTGGTTTGCCAATAAGAGCTGTCCGGGTGACTGGATGTATGCTCGAATGGGTGATCTTGCATCCAAAGTTACAGCGAAGCTCGGAGGTTCTACCGGTGGAAATGATAAGCCGGTCGATAACCAGGTGCTTTATCGGGTTCAGACTGGAGCTTTTGCCAATAAAGCAAATGCTGACGCAATGCTTCAGAAAGTAAAAGCCGCCGGTTTCGATACTTACATGGTCAAGGTCGATAACCTTTACAAGATTCAGGTCGGTGCTTTCAGCAAGAAAGCGAATGCCGATGCAATGGCTGCAAGGCTGAAAGCTGCTGGATTCGATACTTATGTAACAACCAAAAGCGGGACGGCGGTTTCGGCATCTTCAGCCAAGAAAAGCACTGACCAGGTTGCCCGTGAAGTGATTCAGGGGTTGTGGGGTAACGGCGCTGATAGAACTAATCGTCTGAAGGTGGCTGGTTACGATCCTTCCGTGATACAGAATCGGGTTAATCAGCTTCTTAAATAAGGAGGTCCGTGAATGATAAGGTTCAGTCACAAGGGAGACTTCTCTAAAGTTACACGCTTTTTGGAGAGGGCAAAGGAAGTGGTCCATCTCGGAGACCTCGACAAGTATGGCCGAGAAGGGGTCGCCGCTCTTGCGTCTGCAACGCCTGTCGATTCCGGTTTGACCGCCAGTTCATGGTATTACGAAATTGTAAACCGAAATGGATCTGCAAAGATTACCTTTTATAACTCAAATATTCAAAATGGGGTTCCGATCGCGATCATCCTGCAATATGGTCACGGAACCCGTAACGGAGGCTGGGTACAGGGGCGAGATTATATCAATCCTGCTATCCAGCCTATTTTTGACAAAATTGCAAATGAAGCATGGAAGGAGGTTACGAAGCTATGAGTAAAACTATCGACGAAAGAGTCGTAGAAATGCGGTTTGACAATAAGCAGTTTGAGAGCAATGTTCAGACCAGTCTGTCCACCATTGAAAAATTAAAAAAGAGTTTGGATATGGATGGAGCTACAAAGGGTCTTGAAAGCATTGACAGTGCTGCTAAGAAAGTCGATATGTCGGGGCTCGGTTCTGCGGTTGAAACAGTAAAGACTCGATTCTCGGCATTGGAGGTCATGGCTGTAACCGCCCTTGCAAATATCACCAACTCAGTCGTTAATACAGGCAAGCAAATGCTCCATTCCTTGACGATCGAGCCCATCAGTCAGGGTTTTGAAGAATACGAGCTGAAGATGGGGTCAATTCAGACCATCATGATGAGTACGGGTGCTTCTCTTGAAGAGGTAAATAAATATCTCCAAGAACTCAACACCTACTCGGATAAGACCATCTACTCGTTCCAGGACATGACTTCCAACATCGGTAAATTCACCAATGCGGGCGTAGGACTTGAGGATGCAGTTATGGCTATCCAGGGTGTCTCGAATGTTGCCGCCGTTTCCGGTGCCAATGCAAATGAGGCGTCCCGTGCCATGTATAACTTTGCTCAGGCTTTGTCTGCCGGTTATGTTAAGCTGATCGACTGGAAATCTATTGAGAACGCTAACATGGCAACTGTTGAATTTAAGACACAGCTTCTTGAATCGGCTGTTGCCTGCGGTACATTAACCAAGACTGCTGACGGAATGTACAAAACAGTCAAGGGTAATGTCATCGATGCTACACATGGCTTCAATGATTCTTTGCAGGATCAGTGGATGACTACAGAAGCTCTTGTTAGCACTCTTCGTGATTACGCCGATGAGACAACAGAAATCGGCGCAAAAGCATTTGCCGCAGCGCAGGATGTTAAGACATTCTCCCAGTTGATGGACACTCTGAAAGAAGCCGTAGGCTCCGGATGGGCAAACACATGGGAAATCCTGTTTGGTGATTTTGAGGAAGCCAAAGAACTTTGGACTGGACTCAGTCAGGTTATCGGTGGATTTATCGATGCCCAAGCGGATGCTCGCAATGAGATGTTGCAAGGGTGGAAAGATCTTGGCGGAAGAACCAAACTGATTGAGGCACTTAAAAATGCTTTTGAAGGCGTTCAGAGTGTTATCAAACCGATCTATGAGGCATTCCGTGAGATATTTCCTCCCACCACAGCCCAGCAGCTTTATGATATTACTGAGAATTTGCGAAAATTCACAGCAAATTTGAAGCTCAGTGATACAGCTTCAGCTAATCTAAAATCCACTTTCAAAGGCTTGTTTGCGATCTTGGACATCATTAAACAAGCCTTTTCTGCTATATTTACGGCAATTAAACCGTTGTTTGGCGGGTTTGGAACACTCGGAGATGGAATTCTTGGTTTCACTGGCGGGATTGGCGATGCTATTGTTGCGTTTGATGAGTTTATCAAAACCAGCGGAGCATTCCAGAAAGTCGGTGAGGGTATTGCTACGGTCATACAGACAATTATGACAGCTTTATCCACACTGAAGAACAAGATCAAAGAGAAATTCGAATCCGCCAATTTCGAATTGTTTCATTCTCTGCTTGAGCGAATTCATGAGAGGATGACTCAAGTCGGAGAAGCAGCCGGTGAGATGAAATCTGGGGTTATCGTCGCCTTTGAGGTCATTGGTGAAGCTCTTGCTAATTGCCAATTTGTTCAGCTTCTCTCTGCTGTGTGGAACGCCGTTAAGACAATCGGAAGTGGCATCGTTAAAATCCTTGGCGAACTCGGCAGTTCTTTAGCAAAGAATCTCGGTGAAGCTAATTTCAGCGGAATTACTGATCTGCTGAATGGTATCTCGTTCGGTGCTATTGCTGTCGGTATCACAAAGTTTGTCGGCACCTTCCGAAAAGCTATTGAAGATATCGGCAGTTTCAAGGAATCTTTTATCGGAATTCTTGACAGTGTTCGAGGATGCTTTGAAGCTTACCAGACTCAGTTGCAGGCTGGTACATTGCTGAAGATCGCGTCTGCTATTGCTATTCTTACTGCATCTTTGATTGCGCTTAGTCTTGTGGACAGCGAAAAGCTGAATGTAGCCCTTGGAGCAATCACTGTGCTATTCGCTGAACTTCTTGCTTCGATGGCTGTATTCAACAAAATCAGCGGTCAGGCAACTGGTGTGATGAAGAGTGTAACTGCTATGCTCGGAATTGCTACGGCAGTGCTGATTTTAGCGAGCGCACTTAAAAAGATTGCTGATCTGGATGCAAAGCAGCTTACTACTGGTCTGATTGGCGTTGCAGGTTTGACGGCTATGATGGTTGCCGCAGCCAAAGCTATGAGTTCCAACAGTAAAACCATCATCAAGGGTGCTACTCAAATGGTGATCTTTGCAGCCGCAATCAAGATTCTTGCTTCTGTTTGTGAGCAACTTGCTAAATTGGACTGGAACCAACTTGCGAAAGGTCTTGTCGGCGTTGGTGTATTGCTTGCCGAGGTTTCTCTGTTCCTGAGAACCGCAAAATTCAGCGGTAAATCCATTACTACGGCTACAGGTATTGTAATTCTTTCAGCAGCAATCAAGGTGTTGGCCTCTGCCTGCAAAGATTTCGGCGAAATGAAATGGGAAGACATCGGTAAGGGGCTTGCTTCTATTGCTGTTCTTCTTGCCGAGATCACTGCATTCACAAAACTTACCGGAAATGCTCAAAATGTCATTTCTACCGGTGTGGCGTTAATCGCCATTGCCGCCGCTATGAAAATCCTTGCCTCTGCGGTTAAGGATTTCTCAACTATGCAGTGGGGTGAGATCGCTCGTGGTCTGACTGCTATGGCGGGAGCACTTGCCGCTATCACCGTGGCGGTTAAATTCATGCCGAATAATATGGCTGGTATTGGTGCCGGTTTGGTAATTGTTTCTGCGGCGCTTGTCGTTCTTTCAACCGCCCTTGAGAAAATGGGGAATCTAAGTTGGGAGCAGGTAGCAAAGGGTCTTATCACTCTCGGCGGAGCAATGACTATTCTTGCCATCGGGTTAAATACCATGACAGGTACTCTTGCCGGTTCTGCGGCTCTGCTTGTTGCTGCGAGTGCACTTTTGGTACTCACCCCTGTATTGGCTATTCTCGGCGCTATGAGCTGGAGTTCCATTGTCAAGGGTCTTGTTACCTTAGCCGGAGCATTTGCTGTTCTCGGCGTTGCAGGTGCTGTGCTCACTCCATTGGTTCCTTCTATTCTTGCTTTGAGCGGCTCCTTGGCACTAATCGGAGTAGCAGTCGTTGGCATTGGTGCCGGACTCGCTTTGGCTGGTGCTGGTTTGTCTGCTTTGGCAGTAGGTTTGACGGCTCTTGCGGCTGCTGGAACTGCCGGTGCCACAGCCATTGTTGCTTCCTTGACTGTTATTATTACAGGTGTTGCAGCACTCATTCCTGCTATCGTGGCTAAGATCGGTGAGGCAATCGTTGAGTTCTGCAAAGTTATCGCAGATAGTGCAGGAGCTATCGGCGAAGCAGTCAAAGCAGTTGTTCTTATGCTGGTGGATGTGCTCGTTGAGTGTGTTCCCGCTATTGCTGACGGAGCACTGAAGCTTATCGCAGGTGTTCTTGAAGCGTTGGTAGAATACACCCCGTCTATCGTCGATTCTATTTTCCAATTCCTTATTGCTGTACTTGAGGGCGTCGCCAAAAATCTCCCCGGTCTGATTCAGGCTGCGGTAGATGTACTGATGGCGTTCTTCTCAGGCATTGTGGATGCGCTTAAAGGTATTGATACCGAGACACTTCTTCAGGGAATTGTCGGCATCGGTCTGCTTGCAGCGATTATGGCGGCTTTGAGTGCAGTGGCTGCTCTGGTTCCCGGTGCAATGCTGGGTGTTCTCGGTATGGGTGCCGTCATCGCTGAACTTGCTCTTGTGCTCGCTGCTGTTGGTGCCCTGGCACAAATTCCGGGCTTGAACTGGCTTATCAATGAAGGCGGAAATCTACTTCAGGGAATTGGCACGGCAATCGGCAAGTTTGTTGGCGGTATTGTCGGCGGCTTTATGAGCGGCGTGTCCAGTCAATTCCCGCAAATTGGTTCCGACCTTTCCGGGTTTATGACCAATGTTCAGCCGTTCCTTGATGGTGCGGCTTCCATAGATCCGGCTATGCTGGATGGCGTCAAGGCTCTTGCTGAAACAATTCTTATCCTGACAGCCGCAAATATTTTGGATGGGTTGACCTCGTGGTTCACCGGCGGAAGCTCGCTCTCCGGCTTTGCTGAAGAGATGGTTCCATTCGGAAAAGCCATGAAGCAATTCTCTGACGAAATCAGCGGTATCGATGGCGAAGCAGTTTCTAATGCCGCAATTGCAGGCAAGACTCTCGCTGAGATGGCTGACACGCTTCCTAACACTGGTGGTGTTGTCGGTTTCTTTGCCGGAGAGAATGATATGAATGCATTTGGTGAGCAGCTTATCCCCTTCGGCCGTGCCATGCGTAACTTCGCAAATGAAGTCGCTGGAATTGACGCAAGTGTTATTACTGAGGCAGCTACTGCCGGTAAAGCACTTGCAGAAATGGCAAGCACCGTTCCAAATAGTGGCGGTGTTGTCGGCTTCTTTGCGGGCGAAAACGATATGGATGACTTTGGTGAACAGCTTGTTCCTTTCGGTAGAGCAATGAAGAATTTCTCCGATGCTGTTTCCGGACTAAAAGCTGATGTCATTCAAAATAGCGTTACCGCAGGTCAGGCTTTGCTTGAACTTGCGAATACGGTGCCGAATACGGGCGGGGTTGTATCCTGGTTCACGGGAGACAACGATCTTGAAACCTTTGGTGAGCAACTCGTTCCATTTGGTACTGCAATGAAGAACTATTCTTTGGCTGTAACGGGGTTGGACGCATCTGTCGTCACAAACTCTGCAAATGCGGCTAAAGCTCTGGTTGAACTTTCAAACAATCTGCCGAATAGCGGAGGTATCGTATCCTGGTTTACAGGTGATAACGATATTGCAAGCTTCGGTGAGCAGTTGGTATCTTTTGGTCAGTCTTTCGCTGCGTACTACAACAGTGTCAGCGGAGTGGATGTGGCTAAGTTGAGTGGTGTGGTTGTCGAGTTCAGAAATCTTGTGGATTTGGCAAACGGCATTAAGAGCGTCGATACAAGCGGAATGTCTACCTTTGCTCAGAATCTTACGAATTTGGGCAATGCGGGCATTGATGGCTTTATCAATGCTTTTACGAATGCTAATTCCCGCGTAAGTACAGCCGCAAACACAATGGTCACTACATTTATCAATGCCGCCAAAGCGCAGCAAGGAAATCTGACAAGCACTTTCACCACCATGATTAACGGTATTGTCACTACTTTTACAAGCAAGTACAGTCAGTTCACAGTCATGGGGCAGACGATGATGACCAACTTTATCTCTGGTATTCGTACCGGCGACGCATCTGCTCGGTCGGCATTTGTCGCAATCGTATCCGGTTGTCTTACAGCAATCCGAAATAAGTTCTACGAGTTTAACACCGTTGGACAGACTACGATGACAAATCTCATTGCTGGCATTCGAACAAAGAACCAGCTTGCGAAAGATGCCTTTATTCAAATCATTAACAGTTGTCTGACAGCAATCCGAAATAAGTACACCGACTTCTATAACGCCGGTAAGTATCTTGTTGAAGGATTTGCCGCTGGCATAACTGCCAACACATACATGGCTGAAGCGAGAGCAAGAGCTATGGCAAGAGCAGCGGCAGCGGCAGCAGAAGCGGAACTCGACATCAACTCACCGTCTAAAATCGGCTATCGAATTGGCGGATTCTTTGGTATGGGCTTCGTCAATTCCCTGATCGACTACGCCGATAAGTCTTACGATGCCGGTGCATCTGTTGCAAAGTCGGCTAAGGAAGGACTCCGCAACGCGGTTTCCAAGATCGGTGATTTCATCGAAAACGGAATTGACTCTCAACCGACAATTCGACCGCTGCTTGATCTGTCTGATGTAACAGAGGGTGCTGGTAGACTGTCGGCACTTCTGAGTCGGAATCAGGCAATGAAGATCAGCGCTGGCATGGAACATGAGGGTACTGGTATCGTTCAAAATGGCGGTACTACACCTACCTCCGGAAACAACTACAATTTCACACAAAACAACTATTCGCCTAAGGCACTGTCGAGGATTGACATTTATCGTCAGACGAAGAACCAGTTCTCGGCGTTGAAAGGATTGGTGGAAACATGATTCACTCATTTGCTATCACCAATTACTTAGGTGATAGGATCAAACTTGACTTGAGGGAGCCTGAGGTTTCGGGCTTCCTCATCAAGTCTGTAACCGGCTTAGGTCCGGTCAAAGCAACTGTCAACACGACGGAAGTCGTCACTAATGACGGCTCTATGTTTAACTCTGCCAGATTGAGTCAGCGAAACATCGTTTTCCAAATCGTATTCGTTGACACAGTCTATGGAGAAACGATCGAGGATGTACGACAGAAATCCTACAAATACTTTCCGGCAAAGAAAAATGTTGAGATCATCATCGAAACAGATAACCGATATGTACGAACAAGCGGTTATGTGGAATCGAATGAACCGAACATTTTCAGCTCGCAGGAAGGGACCTCAATCTCGATCATTTGTCCTGACCCGTTCTTCTATTCAGCCGGAGAGGATGGAAACAATGTAACGGATTTCTACAGTATTGACCCGATGTTTGAATTTCCGTTCTCAAACGAGTCTCTGACGGAACCCTTGCTTGTATTTGGCGAAATTCAGATCAAGACGGAGGGTGTCATCACTTACTATGGTGATGCCGAAATCGGCGTAACGATCTATATTCATGCAATAGGATCGGCAAGCAACATCAATATTTACAATACGGAAACCAGAGAAGTCATGAAGATCGATACTGTGAAGCTCCAAAAGCTGACTGGAAAGGGTATCGTCGCAAGTGATGATATCGTCATTAACACCTCAAAGGGTGATAAGAGCATTACTCTGATTCGTGAAGGCGTTTCGTACAACATCCTGAACTGTTTGGATAAGAATACCGACTGGTTTACCTTAGCAAAAGGCGATAACATTTTCGCCTTTACTGCTGACAGCGGTGTTACGAATCTTCAGTTTAGAATTGAAAACAAAGTCATCTATGAGGGGGTATAACTATGGAACTTTTGGTCTTAAACACCGACTTTGAGTCCATAGCCGTCATAGACACTTATGAATCCATGATATGGACTGACCGGTATAATTCGTATGGAGATTTCGAGATATTCTTCGCTATGGATACACAACTCTTGCAGTATTTGAAAGAGGATTACTATCTGTGGCTGAAAGATTCGGAGCACTGTATGATTATCGAGGACATCAAGATCAATGCCGACACAGAAGAAGGAAATCATCTTATCGTCACAGGCAGATCGTTGGAGTCTATTCTTGAACGCCGCATCATCTGGGGACAGCGAATCTTTAATGGAAATCTTCAAAATGGCATCCAGACGATGCTAAATGAGTGCATCATTTCACCGTCTATTGCCGATCGAAAGATTTCTAACTTTGTGTTCGTGCCTTCTACCGACCCTAAAATCACAAGACTGAAAATCGACAACCAATACACAGGCGATTGTTTGTACGATGTTATCAAAGGGCTTTGTGAGGAAAACAATATAGGGTTCAAGATCGTACTGACAGATGAAAATGAGTTTGCATTCAGTCTGTATGCCGGCGTTGATCGCTCTTATGAGCAGACAGAAAATCCATATGTTGTTTTCTCTCCAAACTTTGAGAACATCATCAACAGCAACTACTATTCATCCAAAGCGAGTTTCCGAAATGTGACTCTGGTCGCAGGAGAAGGTGAAGGGGCAGCAAGGCGAACTGCTATCGTTGGCTCAGCCTCAGGGCTTGATCGGCGTGAGCTTTTTACAGATGCTCGTGACATCTCATCCGATACTGAGGACGGGGCACTTTCCGATGCAGAGTATATGGCGCAGCTTCAGACAAAAGGTTTGAAAAATCTGGCTGACCATATTGTAACCACTGCATTCGAAGGAGAAGTTGAAGTTACTCGACTTTTCAAATACGGCGAGGACTTCTTTATCGGAGACATCGTTCAAATCGCCAATGAATATGGCAATGAGGGATCAGCTTACATTTCAGAGCTGGTCATCTCAAACAGTGAGGAAGGGTTGTCGATTTATCCGACCTTCAAAACTATTTCAAAGTAAGGAGGGAGAAACTGAATGAGCGTATCAAGCGGATTTTTCAATTCACTTAACGGTGACCGCAAATACAATGCTGCACAGATGTCAGCTATCTTTGATGGACTCATCATCGATGGTGTATTTGCTTCTATCGGAACCGCTTTTGCTGTGAAGGCGGCAGGCGGTCTTACCGTGAATGTCGGTATCGGCAAAGCCTGGTTCGACCATACATGGACAGTCAATGACAGCATCCTGCCGATGACCGCCCCGGAAGCAGAGGTGCTTCTTGATCGTATTGATGCCGTGGTTCTGGAAGTAAACGGAATGGAATCAGTTCGTAATAACACTATCAAATTTGTCAAAGGTAATCCGTCCAGCGCACCGTCGAGACCGACTTTGACGAACGAGGGAAATGTCCATCAGTACCCTCTCTGTTATATTTACAGAAAATATGGCACTGCGGTCATTAACCAAGCTGATATTACCCCTATGGTTGGCACAGAATCTACTCCATTTGTAACTGGCATTCTTCAGACGATCAGTCTGGACGAGTTGCTTGGCAAATGGCAGGATGAGCTTGATCGATTTACTGATGCACGATCTAAGGAAGTCGATGATTGGATTGCTCAGGAGGAAAGCGATTTCACGGCTTGGTTCAATAAAATGAAAGCGGACCTCCAACAGGAGCAGACCGTTCTTGACCAGTGGATCGCATCTGAACAGGCCGATTTCCTTGCCTGGTATAACCAGATGAAAGATCAGCTCAGCGGCGATGTCGCCGGTAATCTGCAACTTGAGATCGACAAGGAAGAGGTCAAACGGATTTTACTGGTTGGCTTCGAAGACGGAACCAAGGAGTTTTCAGATGATGGTACTGTTATCACTTCGACTGCGAGCGATGGTAGAACCTTGACGAAGACTTTTTCTGATGGATTCCTGACCATGACAAATGTGCTGAAAAGTGCAGCTGGAGCAGAAGTGGCGAGAGCCGTCAAAACTTTTGACTCCGATGGCAAGCTTATCAGCACCGTTGTAACTTATTCTTAAAGCGAAAGGAGAATAATCAAAATGGCAGAAGAAGATCTGATTTTCGGTAAAAACCGACATTTCTTTGGCGGCATTGAGCCGTCCAATATGCTGGCATTCAGCGTGGCTGTTGAGAGTGGCGTTGTGAAAGTCACAGCAACACTTCCTAACGACACGGTCGTGAACAACCAGACACTCTGCACCGTGGAAGGTGCGATTATCCGGAGGAAGACAACCGATTATCCTAAGGACGAGTTCGATGGTGATCTGGTCGCCAACATCAAAGCGTCCACTGTCTTCGCAGATAGTGGTGCATCTCCTACCGGAACTTACTACTATGCAGCATTCCCTTATACCACTCAGGGTGTGTATAACCGAAACAAGGCTAACCGTGTAGTCGTTAATGAACCGGAGCCGATGCAGGAGTTTTCCGCTAAGTCGGTGTATGTCTCAGCGTCTGATACCGTTAAGGTAGAAATTACGGCGAAGCTTCCGAGTGGCGTTGCAGGTGCAGTTATCCGTAGGAGCACGACCGGTTATCCTACCAGCGAGACTGAGGGTGAGCTATTCAAGAACATCACTGCAAACGGCACTTATACGGATACTAATGTGACGGTCGGAGTGGTATATTACTATTCCGCATTCCCTTACACCAGTACCGGTGCCTATAATCGCAGCGAGGCGAACCGAACCAGTGTTACCCCGAAGAAGAGAGATTATCTGTTTGGTTACGATCTGGTGAAAGCGACTTCCAGCCCTACCGGACGAGTAACTTATCCTTCTGATGTGGATAATGCCGCATTTACTCCGGCGGCTATGAATTTCAGCACCGGTAAGTTCAATTATGGTGGTTGGGCGTTTGATCCTGGTGAAAAGTTCATGCCTCGTCCTTGTATGCTTACTTATGCAGGCGTTGTCGATCACTATCTCAATCCTAACGACTATACCAAGAAGGTCAACGGCACCACATCCAAGGTTACGGATACTTCTTTCGGCGGCAACGCCATGATGGAATGGCCGAAGATCTATACAAAGCGTTGGGAATCGAATGGTGTTTATCATTTCCGCTGCTCCGATACTCCTCAGGACGATACTTGGGATTGCTGGTGTAACTATGACCGCAATAACAACCAGATCGATCATTTCTATACCCCCATCTATTTCGGTTCTCTGGTTTCCGGTAAGCTGCGTTCTATCAGCGGTGCAGCTAACAGCGTAAACACCACGGCGGCTAATGAAATCGCCTATGCAAAGGCAAACGGCAATGACTGGTATACCGAGGTGCTGGCTGACAGACTATTGCTCCAGGATCTGCTGGTTATGATGGCTCGTTCTACCGAGTGTCAAACTGCATTTGGCTATGGACGGTGCAATAGTTCCAATAGTATTGCTCCTGGTACGATGAACTCCAAGGGTATGTTCTGGGGTTCTAATGACAAGACTTCCGGTGTGAAGGTCTTCGGTATGGAGAATGTCTGGGGTAACCTGTGGCGTCGTACTGCTGGCTGGATCAATGCCAATGGAACTCAGAAGGTCAAGCTGACTCGTGGTACTCACGATGGTTCTACTGCAACCGACTACAACACAGACGGAAACGGTTATAAGACGATCGCAAATGCTACTCCGGCTGGCAGCTCCGGAGGCTACATCAGCAGCATGAAGACGGAAGCATTCGGACGGCTGCCTGTTAATGCAAGTGGTTCCAGCAGCACTTATGAGGCTGACGGCATGTGGTACAATAACAGCCAGGTCAATTACGCGATTGTCGGCGGCTACTGGAACTATGCCCTTATGGTCGGTCCTTTCTGCGCTTATCTGAGCGGTACGGCGTCCGCTTCGGGCTCGGACATTGGCGCGGCTCTCTCTTGTAAACCGCTTGCTGCTGCGTAAGCAGCGAGGAGAGGACGGGAGAACCTTAGGTTCGCCGGGTAAACGAAAACAATTAAATATTAGGGGTATACACTGCGCCCAGCGCGTATGTCGGCGGCAACTGGAACAATGACCTTATGGTCGGTCCTTTCTACGCTAATCTGAACAATACGGCGTCCAATTCGAACTCGAACAATGGCGCGGCTCTATCTTATCCATAAGAAGCTCTCCTTAATGCAGTGTATGCCGCCATTTCAAAATGGCAAGAGATATCCGCATCTCTTCCTCACCACTTGGTGAAAATTAACTCGGTGCAAGCATCTGTGAGTAGCTGAGAATAAGTCGAAAGCGGATGAGAGGATAAGAGAGAACATGAAATCCTATAACCACTTGTACGAAAAAACAATATCCGAAACGAACCGACGGTACGCTCTGTCTCAAGCAAAGCACAGCAAGAGATTCCGTAAAATCATGAAACACCGGCACATGTCTGACGATGCCGCAGTTGAACAATCCTTAGACTGGATAGTCAACTACGAAAACGCCGAGCATGTGCCGGTTTACATTTATGACGGGATCACGCGCAAGGAGCGTACTATTATTGTCCCTACGATGGAAGAGCTGCTTGTTCAGCATTGCATTGTAAATGCCATGAAGCCGATGTTCTGCAAGGGAATGTATGAACACAGCTATGCCAGTCTTCCGGGCAGAGGTGCCCATAAAGGAAAGCAGGTAATTGAGAAGTGGATCAGGACTGACCCGAAGAATTGTAAGTATGTCCTCAAAATGGATATTCGTCATTTCTTCGATACTATTCCACACGATCGTTTGAAAGCCAAGTTGAAGAAGACCGTTCATGATGAAAAGATGCTGGATTTACTATTTCGCATTATTGATGTCACAGAGGTTGGTATTCCACTTGGCTTTTATACTTCTCAATGGCTTTCTAACTGGTATTTGCAGGGTTTAGATCATTTCATCAAGGAGCAGCTCTGTGCCGTGCACTATATGCGCTACATGGATGACATGGTCGTTTTCGGAAGCAACAAGAGGGTTTTGCACCGCATGAGGCAAGCAATTTCCGATTATCTGGAAATGGAGCTTGGCTTGGAACTTAAAGCGAATTGGCAAGTCTTTCGCTTTTCTTATGGCAACAACCAGGGGCGTGATCTGGACTTCATGGGCTTTCGTTTTTATCGTAATCGAACGATTCTTCGAAAATCCATTATGTACAAGGCCACGAGAAAAGCTCGCAAAATCTCCAAAAAGGAGAAAGCAACCATACTCGATGCTCGGCAAATGTTGTCTTATCTTGGGTGGATCGACTGCACCGATACCTATTTGATGTATCGGAAGTGGATAAAACCATGTGTTAGCTTCCAGCAATTGAAGCGAAAAGTTTCACGATATGACAAATACGATGAGAAGCGGGTATATCAAAAACTCGTCAGTCTTTACACTGCGAAAGGAGGAAAGTCGCATGGAGTTAAATTACAAATATGCCGAGAGCACAGTCCAACCGACTGCACTTGAGGTTACTGTTGGAACCGTATATCTCCGCAAGGACATTACGAGTATTACACGAACTTCAGAACAGGGCGATAAAACCACTTACTGGACTTATCAGGAAGCGGCGTTGACCCCTCAGGAGTTCAATGAATACACCAATCTGCTTATGGCTGAAAACGCCATTAAAGGTACAAATGATTCGGACAACATTGTTCAGATCATGGCAGGTCAGGAAACTGGCGATTCCCAGCAGCTTGCTATCATGGAAGCAATTGCTGATCTGTACGATGCCGTCGCAGCAATGATTCCTGAATGAGGAGGTAGCAAAAATGGTCAATCTTTACGCCACGCTTATCATCAATAAGCGTAGAACCTTCGACCAGGTGCCTGAAAAATTTAAGGCAGATGTCGAGGCAAAATTGTTAGAATATGGCTACGATACCAACGGCGATCTTATCGCTGAGGAGGAGTAACCATGTTTTATATTTTATCCAAAATTTTGATAGGAGGTAACAACATGGTAGCACTGTATGTCGCACTCATCATCGCAGGTCGTCGAACCTTTAATCAGGTTCCGGCGAAGTTCAAGGCTGCTGTCAAGGCTGATCTGGAAGCTCTCGGTCTTGACGAAAATGGTAATCCTGTGGATTAACCGAAATTGGCAGGGAGTCTACTTTGCGGTGGGCTCCCTCGCCTAATTAAAAGAGGTTTGGGGTGATATTTCCTACAAGCTTCTTAATTCATTTATGACTTCAAGGAGGATGATACATGGAAATGGAACCCTGGCTGCAAACGCTATTAACCATTTTGGGGACGATACTTGCTTCTTCTGGATTTTGGGCATATATCCAAGAGCGAAGCAAACGAAAAGCTGTTGAGAATAAGCACAACAATCTTGAAACGCAAATGCTCATTGGTTTGGCTCATGATCGCATTATCTATCTCGGTATGGCCTACATCGAGAGGGGCTACATTACACAGGACGAGTATGAGAATCTGTATGAATACTTGTACAAGCCTTATGAAAAATTAGGCGGTAACGGTTCGGCTAAGCGAATCATGACAGAAGTCGACCAACTTGCGATTCATAAATCAACTTACAATGCTTGAATTGGAGGTGAGATTATGAGTTATTCTGTTTCTGGCACAATGATTACTTTGACTCGGGGTGATACTTTTTCGGCGCTTATTACGATTACTGATCTAAATGACAATCAGTATATTCCCATGAATGGTGATCGTATTCGATTTGCCATGAAGAATGACTATAATGATGAAACTCCTCTTCTTATCAAGGAGATTCCGATTGACACGATGATCTTGACCCTCAATCCGGAAGATACAAAACATCTTCCCTTCGGAAAGTACGTCTACGACATTGAATTAACGAAGGCCACAGGAGAAGTTGATACTTTCATCACAAAAGCAATTCTTAAGCTAACGGAAGAGGTGCATTGACATGAGTAGCATAAAAGCGTTTGAGTGCCTTACTGGTCATATCTCTGGACTATGCACATTATCTGGTAAATTAACTTGCTTTGGAAGTTTGTCTGGCAAGCTGTCTGCTGTGATAGATTTTAATGCTTATTCTGGAGAATATGAAGTGGTGCCGAACGCTTTTAACACTCAGGTCTTGCCAACAGCCAATAAAGTGCTTAAGAAAGATATTGTTGTTCAAAAAGTCCCATATTTCGAAACCAGTAACAACTATGATGGGGTTACGGTTTATATTGCAGAGGAGGTTAATCAAAATGCCTAACCAAAACGTTAATAAGGTTATTTATGGCGGTCGTGTTCTCATCGACCTTACTGGCGACACCGTAGACCCCAGTAAACTTCTCAAAGGATCTAAAGCTCACGACAAGAGTGGAGCTCAAATTGAAGGTGCTTGCACATTTGATGTTGATTCTACGGATGCCACCGCTGTCGCTGCTGAAATCTTGTTTGGAAAGACTGCGTATGTAAGTGGCAATAAACTAACTGGCACAATGAAAAACAATGGTGCCGTTACTAAGAAGATCACCACCAGAGACGAGGAAGTTACAATTCCTCAGGGTTTCCACGATGGCAGCGGTAAAGTGGGAATCGACGCAACTGAAAAAGGCAAGCTGATTGCCAACAATATTCGAGAGGGCGTAACTATCCTCGGCGTTGAGGGTACAATGTCCGGCTCGGAAAACATGAAACCACAGGCTAAGACAGTTACACCGTCCACCGCGAAGCAGACGATTCTGCCTGATACAGAGTATAACTGTTTGTCTCAGGTAGAAGTTGAAGCTATTCCTTATGTGGAAGCAGATAATCCTGCTGGAGGAGTGACGGTAACGATTGCGGGGTGAGAGTAAATGGCTGTAAATAAGGTCGTTTACAATCGCCGGACACTAATCGATCTGACCGCCGATACCGTCAGCAAAGAAACTCTTAAAAAGGGATTTACAGCTCATCAAGCCGATGGTACAATGATTACCGGTGAGTTTATTGGCGATGATTACGATGAAATTGACCGAATTCTTACAGCCGGTTTAACGGATGGCTATAAACATTTTTCGGACGATGGTACAATCATCAGCACAATCGATTCACAGGGTCGAACACTGGTTAAGACTTTTTCAAATGACTTTTTGACCTGTATCACGGTTCTAACTGATCCGGACGGGAATGAACTTGGTCGTACTGTGAGGTCTTTTTCTGACAATAGCAGCACGATTATTACTACCGACTCTAAAGGACAGAAGCTTGTTAAGAAGTTTTCGAATAACATGCTTAACATGGAAGCGGTTCTTACGGATGCTGCTGGTAAGGAGCTTGCCCGTCTTACAAAGGTCTTTTCCGCAGATGGGAAGGACATCACTTCGACCGTGGTTTATGGGAAATAAGATGCAATTTGAAGCCGTTGCGTGTAGGTTATTTCTGCATTATTCCTACACTTTGGCTCAAAAAGCCAGTAATTACGGGATATTTTGCTTCTATAATAGAAACTTATCACGGTCTAACCACTTCTAAACCCATGCAATTACGCTGTTTTCAGAGTGGTTAGAAGTGGGTAAATGCCGAGAAATGTAGGTAACTCGTGCATTATTTCTACACTACTCCTACATCTATATTCCTACACAAAGTCAGCCTCCTCGTTGTGCTGAGTGCCTTTGTTGGTGCTCCCACTTCGGGGAGGCTTTTCTTTGTTTTTACAAGCTATTTTATTTTTTCGATTTCATCTTTCAACCACTCAAATTCTCTCTGGGTGTAAACCTTTTCGGTGATGTCAGAGATCTTGTGACCGACCATATATTTGATTGCGTACTCGTCAACGCCGTACTTCTTAGCCATCGTCACAAAATGTTTACGACCATCATGCGGTCTATGCTCAGGGTTCAAATTCAATTCGTCTCGAATCATACCAAAGCCTTTTTGGTATCGAGCATAAGTAAGTGCAGTGTTTTTGCTACGAGCATTCGAATTAACATAGTTGAGCAGGTACAGACTTCCAAGTTCCTGAGCCTCTTTATATTTTCGCTCAACCAAATGACGAATCTTCGAGTGAATTGGAACCACACGATCTGTACCGGCATCTGTTTTGATACCGCCTCGGAAAGTCCAGTTTTCCAAATCCACATTCTTTAATTCCAGCAAACCAAGTTCCTGGGGTCGCCAACCAGAATAGCACTGAATGAGCAGGACATCTACAAGCATTTTATCATCAGCGTGTTTCCAAAGCAAGTCCATCTCTTCGTCCGTAAAAGGAATATGCTCGTTCTTAACTGTGACGATTTCTTTGATTGTTTCCTCACTGAGGTTAAAAGTTCGCGAATAGTTTCGGTCAACAAGCTCATACTCCAAGGCATAATCCAACATCAAGTTAAACAAAGACTTAATCTGGTTCTTCATGGATGCACTTGGTGTTTTTTCTTTGCCTCGAACCTTCGATATGCCTTCATCCATACAACCTTTTACATGACGAGCGCGGACATCTTTGACTCGCATATCATATACGGCCGAGCAATACCCCCATGCTGAAGCTACCGAACGAGTGCTTTTAACTGTCTTCTCGTATTCGGCAAGCCATTTCTCGTAAAGCTCTTTCATAGTGATAGACGGTTCAAGGTCGTAAGGGTTCTTATTGTACTCGACGAGAGCAGCGTATGCATCGTTGTATGTTGGAAAATAGGACTCCGGTTTAAGAGGTTTACAGATAGGCCGTCCGTTCGAATCCTTTCCGACACTTATCATAGCTCGAAATGGATTGCGGAGATTCCGATTCTTGATCTCACTGATCTGCCCGAAACCATTTGGCAGTCTACGGCGTTTATTGTTCTTATTTCGAGGTTTTCTTGGCTTTATATTTGGCTGTAATGGAAACCCACAGTGAGGACAAGAAACTGCTTTGTCGCTTACTTGTAATTCGCATTCAGGACATTTTATCAGCATTATTATCACCTTCCCCATTGATTTGCTATTAGTAATCATATATCATAAGTGTAGGAATGTCAACTCCTACATTCCAACTTTTCTTATTAGTTTAGGGAGAAATGAGATATGATTAGTGATAACCAATCAATTTGCCCCAAATGTGGAGGGCAGCTTAAATACTACGATCATGTTCAAAGATTGGTACGGACGAAATTCGGAAACAAAAAATGGGTAGCTATTAGAAGACTTCGGTGCTGTAAATGCCATGCAGTTCATCGAGAGCTTCCTGACTTTATATTTCCGTATAAACAGTATGAAGCAGATATTATTATCGGCGTGCTCGAAGGTCTTATTACTTGTGAAACTTTGGGGTTTGAAGATTATCCTTGTGAAATGACTATGATTCGCTGGCGCTTGTTTCCACCGAGGTTGTTTTTACTAACAGCCGTTCCTAACCTAAAATAGCGATTGAAAGGAGGCAAACGCCAATGGAAGAAATTATATTTGCATCGGGGTCTGTCCCGGTGGCAGTTGCAGCACGAGTCTACGGGAAAGACGCATCCTGGATT